CTGTATCAAAATCCTTTGTAGTAAGATTTATCAATTTGTAAGTAATGCCCCATTGATTTTTTGTAATGTCATACACTACATATCTATGATAACTGTACCCCTCCATTTGGATAATCTGATTTACTTCGACTACTTGTATGGCTTTGTCGATTTCCTTGTTTGCGCCTAATAAAAAAACTTTACTCATAACTTTAATTTTTAATGGATTATAAAAAGGACAGCATTACGAGAATAAAGAGAATTATAGCCATAAACCCCACTAAAACGGAAAGGATAGCCCGAAGAATGGGAAAGAACAAGTACAAGCCAACTAAAGCCCAAACAAACCCTGTTCCCCAAATAGAGTAACCCAAAGCCACTAATGCGATTTTCACAACCAATTTTATGTTAATTGGAAGGTAGGTTATTCGTTGTTTCCTATTTTTTTCTATACTTCTCATAATTTCTGACTTTTTTTTTATGCCGTATCGGAGCCGGTGAGGTGTAATCGAGTTTCAGGTGCAATGAGAAAGTAGTGTTTAGCCGTTGCAAGTTTTTTGCGAACAAATACGCTCGCCCGAAGAATGAGGGAAAGAGGAAGATTTTTCGCAAAACCCGCAGGGCTTGAACTTGCTACGGTGTTAAGAACACGGAAATACTTTCGCAACTGAACCGATGCGCCGAGCCGCATTCCGCATACATAGCTAATGAGGAAGAAATTATATTGAGAGAAGTGTAGAAAAAACTTGACTTAAAGTGTTATGTCGTAGTCATAAATAATACTTATTTTCATTGATAAACAGAATATTAAATGCTATTTAGTAAAAATCATCAATACATAATTTCGTTCATTTTTATAAATATATCCTGCAATTAAAGTATCTTTGTTGGCAGAAAGAATTGATTGTGGAAAATTCTACAATCTTATATATAACATAACGTTCGCTGAACGTCTCGTTACGAAAACTGGTATTTTTCAACGGAAGAGACTGATGCGCAATGTTCATGCTATACAAGTGTATAGCGTGGACTTGCCTGTCTTCTTCCAAGGGCATACCAGTGCCTCGTAACGAAGCAGCGTGAGTTCCACGCTTTTTTTTTAGTGTTGGCGAATGTTCTTAAAAAAGGCAAACAATAAAAAATTAAGAACATGAAAAAGTTAAAATTGTACATTACGGCATCTCTTGACGGTTACATTGCTCCGTCGGATGGTGACCTTGACTGGTTAATTCATTATCCTGTACCCTCAAAAGAGGAACATAAAAATTTTCTAAATTCAGTCGATACTGTTATTATTGGTGGTAACACTTATCGTATTATGTGTTATATGGATATTCTTTGGCCATATAAAGACTATACGACCTATGTTGTAACTAATAATCCAACATTGAATAAAGAAAACGTCAATATCATTACTGCAAATGTAATTGAACAGATTGACCAATTAAAAAAAGAAAACGGGAAAGACATTTGGCTTGTCGGTGGTGGAGAGCTAACAGCATTGCTGCATGAGCATAATTTAATAGATGAAATAATAGTTACTCATATCCCTGTAACGCTTGACAGAGGAATACCTTTGTTTTCCGATAAACTGAAAGAATCCGACTGGGCTTTGAAAGAACAGGTTTCTTACGATAATAGCGCAGGAATGAAAGTGTATCAACTTGCATAAATTGAAAAAGCCCATTCATTGTAAACAGGCTTCTTCATTGAAAAATAAGCATTTTCAATTAGTTCAATGATATAAATGGAAGTTTTGATGATAGATTATATGCAATCAAAACTTCTGTTTCTCTTTTGGGTTTAGTTCGGGTATATTCGGTTAAAGCTGTCATTACCCACTCCCTAAACGCTCGTGTTTCAAAAGATGCAATACGATAGCTGACAAAAATCAGCGCTTCCAGATTGTATAATGTCATTTCGCATGGGCGACCGTTGTTTTCGTATTTATTTATTCGTGTTACATCATCCTCTCGCAGTAAACCGGATTTGAATATTGCCCGGAAGTTATTTCCGATAGAACTCACAAATACATTAAATAAATCAGCTATTTCGTGCTTTGTCATCCATAGCGTTCCATTTATCAACTTTGCTTCAACGGTAAACTCTTGTTTGTCGTTTTCGGTAATATTTATATATCCTCTTTCCATAATAAATTAATTTTCTTCGTTTTGAACATTAAAACCAATGCGCCTACGGGGTTTATTCTCTTGCTCCTTTTGAGAAGCCAATTCCGTAAGAGCCTGATAAATATCACTGAATTGCATATTTGTTTCTATCATAAAATCCTCCAGTTTTCGGTTAAGTTCAGCATATCCCAATGCGTACTGACGTAAAACAACGAACGCCCTCATGATAGAAATATTGACTTCAATAGCCTTCTGACTTCTCAATACGGACGAAAGCATTGCTACTCCCTGTTCCGTAAAAGCAAAGGGCAGTGAAGGTGTGTGCCGAATGTTTTCCGGCAACTTATCACAAATTGTGATAAGTTCCGTCCATTCAGCTTTGACAAGCGGAAACATAAAGTCCGATGGAAAACGATTCATATTACGTTTTACAGCCTGCTTTAATGCTCTGTTTTCGACTTCATATAATTCGGCAAGGTCATAATCCAAGATAACCCGTTGCCCTCTGATTTCAAAAATCTTGTTTTGAATAATCTGTAGTTCCATATCAAAAATATTATATAGTTAGAAAATTATTAAGGTTCGCAAGTTTTTCAGACACATCTTGTACATTATATACTCTTTTTGCGTTCTTAGGTATATAAACTTGAACTGTATTAATATTTGTATGCCCCAACATCTTAGATATTACATCAAGGGGGATGCCATTTGAGTAAGTTATGGTTGATACAAATGTGTTTCTTGCAACACTAAAGGTTAGGTTTTTACTGATACCGCAAAGAGTTCCGATTACCTTCAAATAAGCGTTAGCCTTCTGATTGCTTGTAACAGGCAATAATGTGCCGCTCATAGTCTTATATTTGTCGATTATCTTTAGCGGCACTTGAAATAATAGAATATTAACCTGAATACTTGTCTTTGGTCTATTAAGAACAATAGAGGGTAGAGTGCCTTTTTCATGATAGTGAACATTCTTTGGAGTCAAAATAGATAAATCAGAATAATTCAGACCTGTAAAGCATGAAAAAATGAAAACATCTCTTATCTGCTCCATTCTTTTATTCGGGAGTTTTTGGCGCATTATAACTTGTAACTCACTCTCTGTAAGAGATTCGCGTACAGGCTCTTGCTTTTTGATTATAACCTGATTGAAAGGATTGTTGGCTATAGCATATTTTTTGTAAGCTAAATTTACTATACGCCGTAAGAACTCCATGTGTTTTGCTACTGTACCTACATTGCAGTTGCGGTATTTTATCAAATAAAGCTCAAAACCCATGATAAAATTAACATCAATTTCCGACAAAGTACAATCTGCTTTTCCATAGCGTTGGCTTATAAAATCTGCCACATAATTCCTTACTACTTTACATTCTCCCATGTTATACTTGTCAAACATGGCTATAATTGTTATTGCTTCATTCTTTTTCATGATTATTTGATTTTATTGATTAACTGCTAATTTCATTGTGTCTGCTACCGGTTTCAAAGAAAAACTGTTTTCCCTTTCAAATGTATTTGACCATATAGAGGACTTTTCTTCTTCAGAAAGACTCTGCCACATCATAGAAATGCGCTTCAGTCTTTGGGGGTCATCTGACAATGTACAGGGAAGATTAAATAAAGCCATTTTCTCTCTTAAAGAAAGACATTCAAAGAGTTTATCTAAATTAGATTTTGACTTAATTCTTTTTTCTTCCAATTTTTCAGCAAATGAAGCCATGTCGTTGCTTACCTTTACATCAGTAATTCTTGCGTAGATTTGGGTCGTTTTTATGTTCGTATGACCTAACATCTTTGAAACGCTTTCAATTGACACCCCTTTTGTAAGCGTAAGTGTTGCAAATGTGTGTCTTGCTAAATGATAGGTCAAATCTTTATCAAGTCCGCACACTGTCCCTATCTCTTTCAAATACTCGTTCATTTTTTGATTACTCATTACAGGAAGCACTTTATTGTCAGGTAATTTCCCGGAATACTTTTCAATTATTTTTTTAGGTACATCAAGTAATGGCACATTATAATTTACGCCCGTTTTTTCCCGTTTACCCATAATCCACAATCCGTCATCGAAGGAAGTCCTGATATTTGAATGACGTAAATTTTTCACATCAATATATGCAAGTCCACTGAAACAACTGAAAATAAATATATCCCTTACACGCTCCAGACGTTCTGAACCGAATTTCTTTTGCATGATTACATCTAATTCCTGTTGCGTTAAATAACCGCGATCAGTCTTTTTAAATCTAATCTTGAAATTAGCAAACGGATCAACGTGTATCCAACCGTTGTTTTTAGCCATGAGAATAATTGTTCGGAAGCGTTGCAGAAATTTTGCTGTGGTGTTTTCCTTGCACTTACAGGTTGTCATCAGGTAAATCTCGAAATTATGCAAGAACATGTGATTTACCTCTTTCAAGGAAATATCCGAAACATTGTAGTATTCATTAATAAAATCTGCCATACG